GTTTCACCTGCGGGCACATCTACAAATTGTCTACCATACGTTGATAGAGTCACTTTGTTTCTCTACTCATCAATTCTTTAAACCTTGGCATCCAAGATTCTATCTCCTCATGTTCCTTTTCTGTGTGTGGAGGAGGAGGCATATACGGATTAAACTTGATTACATTATCAAATTTTTCTGGAATATCTTCCCAGTTAGTGTAGGTTTTTAATTTACCTTTTACTAAAATAATGAATTCGTGTTTCATATTAGTTCAAATCAATGCGTGGTGCTTTAAATGACATATTTCCACCTGATGTTATCTTACATGTGCCACTAATATCTGCTTGAAAACTGCCGCCAACTTTAAGAGTTGCGTTTTTACCCACATCTACAGTGGCATTTCCATCAATAAAAACTGTAACATCACCCTTCACATATACTTGTTCATTGCCAATTACAACTTCAAACTTATTGCGTTGTATTCTTTCTGAACGGTCACCCAATGGACCATACTCAACATAAGAACCCGAGCGATGATATAGATGTATTCGTTCAGCATCTTTGGTATCATCAAACTCTAATGCATGTCCAGATTCAGATTCATACACATTGTTGTATGGATACTTGGCAGCATAATACGAATCTGGTTCAACTTTGCTTGCCTTCTTTGTTTTCTTTGCTGCATTAATTGCTGATGGATAATCAGAATCGTTTCTTGCTAAACGTGATGTTGTTGGTTCATCTAACTTTCTTGGATAATTTGTAGCAGACTCATCAGGCTTTACAGGTGCTGCCGCAAGTTCAGAAGATGTTCTGGGATCACAAAAGCCTTGCTGCGGATTTCCAGCAGATAACGGAATGCCTGGAAGTGTGCCTATAATAATTGGATCTTGTCCATTATTACCATCAGAAAAGAAACCTACTACCATATCAGACTGTCTTGGTGGATATGGATTAGCATTATTTGTTGGTAGCATCACTTGCGCCCACGGTAGTGAATCTGTGGGCAGCAATGCTTTATTCTCAGTATGCCAACCAACACAACGTACACGGCACCGACCTAATTTCAATGGATCATTGATTGCCTCAACGACACCAACGAACCAAATGAATCCGTTTTTACCAGCAAAGTCTTTATTATCTTCAGTATGATCCATAGGTCTTTATTGCTTGATTTTGATCTGCCACACCCTGTGGTATAAATCCAAGTTCGTTAGATGTTGTTGCAACTTCTAAAATCGTTTCATGTTTCTCAAATCCAATAATATGACGAGTAGCAATAATCAAATACTTACCACTCAATCCACGATCTTCATTATCATCATCACCAGATTCTTTTATAGAAAAATCAGGTATTCTCATGTTCAGATTAAATCCCGATGTCAATTGAAAATTACCAGGCATAACTAACTTGATTCTTTTATTCATCAAGTTGGTCATAACAGCTTTACGTTGAAATACAAAATCTTCTTGTGTCTCAACTTTTGATATTGACGTTGGGTCGTATTTCTTCACATAGTTACTATATCTTCTATTAGCACCAAACGTACTCACAGTTTTTTTGGAATTGTATGCTTCAGTTGCTAATTCACCACCACGGTTAGTAGATTGTGCTAAGTTCGGAGTTTTATTACCATGCTTCATTGCATTGTAATGATCTTCAAATCCTATCTTTTTTGTTCCAATCGATCTAGTGATAGGATCAAATCCAATAAATGTACCTGCATTTACACCAGATCGTGTTTGTTCTATTTTGTCGGTCTGACTAATTACTTCATAACTTCTTGGACTCAATAAATCACTTACCGCATTTTCATTATTCAAATTTTTTGCCGAAAATCTTATATTGAATAAACTATCTTGTGATAATAATGTGGATAGAGATGCATAGTTATATCCAAGATTGTTCTCAAAGAACACATAGTTCGGCGACTTCTTTTCATCTATCGATCTTTTAGCACACCACTCAATTGCCTCAAGAGGTTTTAGATTTGGTATAACAATATCACGAATACCTGAAGTATTCTCAAATACACCATTCAGTTTAGTGCTTGGTGCCTTAAGATAGTTTACCAGTATCTTTTGAACGATATCGGTATAAGTTGTTTTATATGCTTGATTAATTCTTTGCTGATCTGAGAAAATAAATTCATCAGACACAAATTCCAAATTATATGTCTCACTGTTTTGAGTTAGATTCTTACGCTCGGATTGCTTGTATATTCTAAATGCCTTCTTCAAACGGAATGAAGCAGAATCGGTATCTTTACCAATGTTTACCAGCAACACTTCCGAGCCATCAAAAATAAGTTTACCAGAAAGACCTATCGAATCATTAATACTTATGATGCCTGTTATGACAGGAGAAAGGATAGAATCGAAGATGTTTATCTCTTCATACGCTTTAGAAATATCTAATACGCCTTTTTTCGTAACTATGGAAAGTTCATTTAGATTAAATCTTGATGCTTGTTGTGGGATAGATAAAGACATTATTCACTCACAGTAATAACACGTTTAAATTCATTCATTAAACCCGATTCAGTAACGTATTCAGCTCTTAGTAATTTTATTTTTCTTTTGTTATCGTTTAATTCAACTTCATAGTCATAATATGTTTGAGCTTCTTTATTAATTGTTTGTGTAACTCTACTACCATCTTGTAATGTATATGTTGTAGTAGTTACTAATAAATTTGTATATGTGTCAGAATCAATTTCAATTTTTTCAGCAATTTGATTTTTGGTTGGTTTGGAACTCAAACGAGTAATAGTTTTATAATATGCCTTTACATTGCCGGCATCTTGTGACCATACTAATCCACTTTGTGGAGGATTATTGGCGGCACCATTTGCAGCATACTTATCATTAATATATTTTATTAATGTTCTTTGGTTTAGTGGCCAATCATACTGGGGGTCAATAATGTCATTAAACATCAATACTATCCAATGTTTTTCTGGTGAACCGTAATATTTGGATGCAATTATTTCAGGTGTATCACCATCTTGAATGTCATACGGATAAAATAAAGAAGAATTTTGCTTTAAACTTTTCTCAAATGCAAACCTAGAAATAATATTTGTGACGGTATCATATGCGGATGATCTATCCGAGTTTGTGTATGCGGTGGTTGGAAAGAAATTAAAATATTTTGCCATTTTATTTCTTTGTCATTTTGCTGTACAAATCTGAAAGACCATCGCTATAACCAGCATTTCTAGGTTTATAACCATTAGGTCCAAATCTGAAGTTTTGTTTAGTGATAATAACAGTCTCTTTAAAATTTAAAGTCATTTGTATTGCTGTTGGCATACCTGTGCGACCTAAAGCAGGAGTATCTTCACCTGGCATCTCATATGCAGACCAACCATTCGGAGCATAATTGACTTGTATGCCTGTCATTACACAACGACCAATCGTAGGTATATTTGGATTAGGTTTACCGCCATAATAGAATTGAATATCAAACTGTGATGGTGGAATTAATAACAAACCCGAACTACCAGCATCAATTTCGGGCGCTTGATGAAAACGGAATCTTTCAATAATATTTTGAACTTCTAATGCTTCTCTTTCATCCCGAGGATAGAACATAAATTCGTAAGAAAACTCACGGAACGAAGGAGATTGATAAATCAATTCTAACATAGGATTATTAACACCACCAAGTGCTAAAAATGCGCCTGCTGTTGCTGATTGTTCCCCAACTACTTTAGCAAGTGCTTTCTGTCCTATTAATTGAGCGGCAGCAACGATAGCGGTATCGCCTGCACCTTTACCATCGCTACCTTTCTGTATTGCTTCAATTATAGATTTACCTGCAACCGCTGCTTTACCACCAAGTTCATTACCAAGTTGTAACTCACCGTAACCCTGAGAGTGATCGAAACTTATTGTATCTGGCATATACAGAACAATAGAATCAGTTGTTTTAACTGTAGTATCTAAGAGAGATTTATATTCAATATCTTTGACGCTATCAACATATTGATCTTTGCTAAAAGATTGCTGAGAAACTGATGCAGATGAAGTCCCAAATGATGTGGAAATTTCTTTACCAAATAGTGTTTTACCTTTAGTGAAACTATTTACGGCAGCATCAATCTTACTGTTAATCTGTGATGCAAAACTTGTACTTGGTTTAGAAGCGCCCTTATAATTTTTCATTACTTCTTTTTCAGGACTTCTTTGTATTCCTTTAAATTGAGAATTCTTTTGTTGGTGTATATGAAAAATCATATAGTGACCTTTATCATAATTCCCAATGTCAAGAGGATATCTAAATGTATTAGTTGTTCCCTCTTTGCTTTCAAAGAGTGGGGATAACGGACCTCTTATATTTTCTTGCTGAGAAATTGTAATATCAGATAAACCGAAAAATGCCATGGTTGTCCTAAGTAGGTTGACTAGATAGTATTTATGTCATATAAAGGTAAATTCACACCAAAAAACCCACAAAAATACAAGGGTGATGCGACCAACATCATCTATCGGTCATCGTGGGAAGTCAAAGTCATGAAATATTTAGATGACCATCCTGATGTCATCTGGTGGGGGTCTGAAGAACTTGTTATACCTTATTGGAGTCCAGTTGACAATAAGAAACATCGGTACTTTCCAGACTTTGTGGCCAAGATCAGACAAAAGAATGGTATAATTAAGACCTTTGTAATTGAAGTTAAACCTGAGGCACAGACTAAACCTCCAACTCAAACACGTAAGACTAAACGTTATCTTCAAGAAGCAGCAACCTATATCGTCAATCAATCAAAGTGGAAAGCAGCAACCGAGTTCTGCAAAGATCACGGATGGGAATTCCAGGTAATTACTGAAAAGCATCTTGGTATCTGAGATAAATACTAAATGGCTACCAAAACACTTATAGACAGAATCAAAGACTCTCTTACCAAGAAGGGTTTTGAACCACGTTCCCGTGAAGCACGTAACTGGTTAAAAGCAAAAACTGGCGCATTGAAACCTACCAAAGGTGATCTAATGCGTGATAGGCAGAGACTCAGAGAAAAGTCCATGATTGGTAGAATGTACTTTTACTTTTATGATCCGAAAACGAAGGATACGTTGCCATATTACGATAAGTTCCCATTGGTCATACCAATAGAACGATACCCAGACGGTTTTTTAGGACTTAACTTGCATTATATTAGTCCAAAGCAGCGTGTACTTCTTTTAGATAAGTTAAGCACATTACTCACTGACCGTAACTATGATGAGAAAACAAGACTCAGAATCAGTTATGATTACCTAGCACGTGCATCAAAAATGTATCAGGCTAAACCATGTATCAAACGGTATCTGTTTAGTCATGTGCAATCTAGGTTTTTAGAAATTACAGCAGATGAATGGGATATCGCTGTCATGTTACCAGTTGAATCATTTGCCAAAGCAAAGAAAAACAAAGTATGGTCAGAATCAGAGGATAAATTTTAATGTCGTTTTCACCTAATCTATTTCTATCAAACATCAATGGCAAAGGCGGTCCCGCTAGGTCAAATAGGTTTGAAGTTATATTACCTATTCCACCGTATATTGGTCAATCGATAGGAAATTCATTTTTGGAAAAAGTATTGAACTTTCCAAATTCAGTTTTTTCTGATGTGTCGGACGCAATCAATAGTGCTATAGGTAGTGAGTCTGATCGAATGCAATCATCTAATCCGTCAGTGTCTCGATATCTTGCTCTTCAATGTGAATCAGCAGAGTTGCCAGGCCGAACATTAGAAACCGCAGACGCAAGAATATATGGTCCGTCTTTCAAAGTGCCTTATCGTATGCAGTATTCGGAAACTACATTAACATTTATCTGTACCAATGAATTCTATGAACGTAAATTGTTTGAACGCTGGATGGATGCTATCATTCCACCTGACACAAACAATGCTCGTTTTCCAAAAAGTACGGCATCAAGATACTTGACGAATATTCGTGTCATACAATATGACGATATAGTTCGTCAAATTTATGCAGTGGATTTGATTGATGCATTCCCAACTGGTATTTCACCTCAAGCATTAAGTTGGGGTGACGATGCATTTCACCGTTTATCAGTTCAATTCAGTTATCAGAAATATCGTTCTATCTTTGAAGGTAAATATGATATTGGACAAACACTTGCTTCTTTAGGTGGCAGTGCAGCAACAAGATTATTATCATTCTAATTGAGAGGAAATTATGTTACCAAAACTTGATGTACCAATTTATACTATCAAACTCATTTCAAATGGTCAGGATGTTCGCATTCGTCCATTCCTAGTAAAAGAACAAAAGTTGTTTCTGATGGCAGCAGAATCAGAGGACCCGAAAGAGACAATCAATACCATTCGTCAAGTATTAAAGAATTGTGTAATTGATGAAATTGATATTGATAACTTACCTACATTTGACCTTGAATATTTGTTTATGAATCTTCGTGCTCGGTCAGTAGAGGAAGTTGTCGAACTCAAATACAAGTGCAACAATGATATTATCGATGACAAAGGTGAGACTAAGAAATGTTCTGGTTCGGTAGATTTCAATTTGAATTTGTTAGAAATCGAACCGACAAAACATGAAGATCATGAAACTAAGTTTATGTTAAATGATAAGGTTGGTATCTGTTTGAGATATCCAACATTTGAGATGATTCAGAACTATGAGAACATGGACGAGAATCAAATTCTGGTAAATGTACTGATTGATTGTATTGATTATCTTTATGATGATGAACAAGTATACTATGCCAAAGATACCCCAAAAGAAGAGTTGATGGAGTTCATCGATTCTATGCAACAGAAAGACCTGGAAAAAATTAAAAAGTTCTTTGATACAATGCCTGAAATTAAAAAAGATGTCCACTTCAAATGCGGCAAGTGTGGATACGAGGAAGACATTGAGATTAAAGGTCTACAAAATTTTTTCGTTTAATATTTCGTCATGAATCACTAGGTAATTACTATCAGACAAACTTTGCGATGATGCAACACCACAAGTATAGTTTGTCTGAACTTGAAAATATGATACCTTGGGAAAGAAGCATTTACATTTCGTTATTAGTAAAATACCTTGAAGAGGAAAAAGAACGTATCAATCAACAAAAACAAAGTAGAAAGTAATGGCAAAACTAAAACTATCAAAGACTACTCTAGCCAATTTGCTTGAAGCCGCAGGTGGCAGTAAAGATGAAGTAGAGGGTTTGCGCCGAGCAAGTGAAAAAGATATCCAAAATGCTGTGCAAGAAGTTTTTGGTACGGGTATGTTTGGTAAAATCGCAGGTTTTGCTGCGGGTAAATTTATTGATTATGGGGATGAAAAGGGTAAGAATGATAAAACCCCATCTAAACAAGATAAGAAAAATTCACCCACAAGAGAAGGCGCAGAAGGTGCTCAAGTCGAATCTGCTGGTGGAATAAGTGCAGATGTTTTACCATTTCTAAATGTAATTGCTAAGAACTCTATTGTTCTACCTGGTATGGCACGTGATATGAATGTGCTCCGCCAGAATATTTCTAAACTGGTTAATCTAAAAGGTAAAGAGAGCAAAGTAAAAGCAGAAGGTAAAGCAGATAAATTCTTTCAGACTGAAGATTTACGTGAAGCAAAACTAGAGGAAGAACGAAAGAAAAATACACCAACTGCATACGGCAAAGATAAGAAAGAACCAAAAGAAGAAAAGAAAGAAGGTGGTGGTGGTGGACTTCTATCTGGCTTAATGGACATGTTGAATCCCATAAACTTACTGAAAGGTCTGTTTATGGGAATCGTTGGTGCATTCGGTGCGTTGTTTAGTGGTGGTTCTATCTTAGCCATTCTAAGTAAGATATTTATACCTGCTATGATCATTGGTGGTTTGATCAACGGGATTATGGATGCAATCAACACGTTTAAAGAAACTGGTAGTATTACCGATACACTTATATCTGCTCTTGGTGGCTTTTTACAATTCATCACGTTTGGTTTATTCAACGAGAATGATCTACGCAAAGGAATGGATACAGCACTAAAGTATTTGAATCCTTTGATGTTAAGTGTTACCCAATTCTTTGATGATACAGTTAGTTTTTTTAAAAATATAGGTATACCTGGAATACCATTTTCAAAATTTACTACAATAAATTTTCCTGATTGGTTACAAAAAGCAGTATCAATAGCATCTCGGGGCAAATCATCACTTCCATCTTCTTATACATTAATAAATGATACTAAGCCGTACTATCCATTTAAAAAGGATACAACCAGCACTGCAACTGAATCATATACCTCAGGTGCTACAACTGCATTAAAAGAAAATCAAGCAAAACTTGATAGTGGAGAAGGTGTCTTTTATGATAAAGAAAGAAAAGCAAAAGAAGAGCAAAAAGAAAAAGACAAAGCAGCAAGTACATCACCAGAAGCAGCGGGTAAACTAGCGGAAAAAGTTGGAACATCACCCTCGAAAGAAGATCCATATAGTGCTAAGAATGCTGAAAAAGATCAAAAAGGTGCTGTTGGTTTTCTAAAAACAAAACTTGGTATTACCGTTGATCCGAATTCACCAACAGGTTTTGTTGATGATAAAACTGGTGAGCAGTTATCCGAAGAAGCAGTTCGTCAAGAAGTCGCCGCAGTTGGCGGTGAACCAACTAAAATTCTTCAAAATGCCAGAGGGCAAAAAGCAGCAACACCAGTAACAACACCAACAGCAGCACCAGCAGCATCAATGCCATCAACAGGTGGTGGTAGTATTTCTGGAGGTGGTGAAAGTGGTATGAGTGGTGGTGGTGCAGTGTCGCCAAGTCCATCATCAGAATCATCTCCTTCAGTTTCTGGTGCAGCACTATCTTCGGTATCGTCCGAAGTTGCTGAAGGTCAACGAATGGATTCTGCCGCAGATGCTGGTGTTACAATTGATGCACCCACAACAAATAATCAAGCAGGCACAAAAGGTAAAGAGCCTGAAAATATTGCTAGTGTCTATAATACAAGTTTTATCAACAACTACATGACGGCCTAAAGTGTTATCCAATATTTTAGGTCTGACGATCAAGAAGAAAGTCCTGAATGAGGACTCATCAAAAAAAGTAACTCCTGCTCACAAATCTTTAAAAAAAGCAGCACTCAATTATTCCGAGTTGTCAAAAGCGGCAGGCGACCTCAATATCGTTCGGCAAAATATAATCACGCTTGTTGGACTGTATGGTATAAAGTCTGCCGATAAAGAAGATATGCATTTGCTGAAGCAAGAAGAAGTAGAAAAGAAATTTGCAGTAGAACAAGGAAAAGAAATTGCTGCCAGAACTCCAACCGCAGAAGATGATCCTAAAAGTTCTAAAGGTGCAAAATTTAAAAAGATTAAAGAGGGTGCAAAAAAACTAGCAACACAAGTTAAGGATAAAGCAAAAAAATTATTCAAGTCGTTAATGGATAATATAAAGAAGTTTGCAAAACAACTACTTGATAAAGTTAAAGACTATGCAAAGAATGCTTGGAAATATCTTACAAAACTTTCAGATAGGATTGTCGGTGATAAGATAAAAGAACTTGAGAAAAAAGAAGCAACCAAGATCGCTAAACAGGCAGCAAAGAAAGTAGGCAAAGCAGCAGTAAAGGTTGCAGCACGAACTGCCGCAATCGCATCTGGTCCATTGGGCTGGGTCGTGCTAATTATATGGACATTATGGGATGGATTGACCGATGCGTGGGATACTTGGCAAGAAACTGGCGATTGGTATAAAACTTTAATAGCAGGAATTTCAGGTTTAATAGACTCATTGACATTCGGTCTTTTCGATAAGGAAACTGCTGCCAAAGTAATTGATGGTACTATTAATTTCCTGATTAGTTTTCCTAGTAAAATTGGTGATTTTATTTCTGATGCAGCAAAAGCAATTGATGATTTAGTTTCAGGTTTGATTCAGAAAATATCCGATATGAATCCACTAAAAACTAAACCTTTAACTGATGCAGACATTGCAAAACTGGTAGATGATAGAGATAAACAAGATGCCGCTGCGGAAGAAAATAGAAAGCGAAACGAACAACTTGCCGAGAATTTGCTCAAAGCACAAGAATTAGTTACACAGAAAACCGCACAACGAGATGCATTGATTGATGAAATTGCTGCGCTTGAAATTGATGCTTATGGTAAAAAAACTGAAGAGACAGAACAAGTTATTAAGAAAAAAGAAGAACTTCGTAAGACTGAAAAAGCATTGAACGATGCAATACAAAAAGAAGGTGCTATGCGAAAAGAAGCGGCAGCACCGAGACCTGCACCTGCTTACGCACCAACCAAACCAACAGCAGAAGGTGCAAAAGGTATGATTGGATTAATCATAACTGCAATGAATGAATTGGGTATAACGAATAGGTTTACCAAGATCGCTTTACTTGCAAACATTCAAAAAGAATCTAACTTTGTACCGAAAAATGAAAATCTAAACTATACTTCAGTTCAGCGTATACAAGAAGTATTTCCTAGCACAGTCAAAAAGTCTGGTTATGGTCCAAAAGAACTTGCAAAGTTTTTAAATAATCCACAAGCACTAGCAGAGTTTGTTTATGGTAAAAACTCTGCACGTGGTCCTGGTATGGGTAACAAAGAAGATGGTGATGGATACAAATATCGTGGCCGTGGTTTTATTCAAATCACGGGTAGAAATAATTATGAGGCTTTTGGTAAAATTATTGGTGAGGATTTGATTCAGAATCCAGACAGAGCAAATGATCCATTTGTTGCGGCTAAACTAGCAGCAGCATTCATTATAAGAGGTCTTGGTAAAAAACCCAATACATTTACAACACAGCAAGAAGCAAATCGTGCAGTAACTCAAACTATTGGTGGCGCTGGATTAAATTTAAATGTTGGTATTGGTGCTGAAATTTTAGCAAAGGTTGACAAGTATTCAAAAGGTTTTGAGAATGTGGATTTGGCTGGTGCAAGTAAAGAAGTATCGCAGGGTCAAAGAGAGCAAATGAAACCAAAAGATGTTAATACAGTAAACGTTGCACAGACTAATAATACCAAAGTAACCGATACAAAAGTTGCTGCCGTAGATAAGACAATTAACGGCAATGACGCATTATTGGCAAGGGCAACATAATGCCAGATTACGGTCAAGGTTTAAACAAGGTAACACCAAAGTCTGGCGGCAATGTAGTACCAGTT